ATGCAAACCTGTTCGTATGATGGGTGGAGCACCCTATAACGGTGGACAATCACGTTATAGAATTGCAAGTGGAGCTACAACACCTATATTCCAAGGAGACTTGGTTACTCAGCTTACAGCTGGGGTTATAGGAAGACATGCCGCGACTGGAACCGTTCCAATTGTCGGAGTGTTTAATGGTGTACGTTACACTGATCCATCAACAGGCGAACAAGTTTTCAAAAACTTTTATCCTGGCAGTATTGCTGCTAGTCATAGTCGATGATCCAGACGTAATATTTGAAGTCCAAGCAGACGATACCTTCCCGGTAGCGGATCTGTTCGGTAACTTTGATATTGTAGACGGCTCACCGGTAGGAAGTACCGCATCTGGTATATCAAGTTTAGAGCTAGACGTAACAACCGGTGCTACAACCGCAACGTTACCGCTCAAGTGTCTTGATATTTCCCAGGATCCCGATAACGATGACGTAGCATCATCCAACACCAATGTACTATGTGTGATTCAAAACCACATCATGGGACAAAAAGGTGCTGGTTTAGCATAAGGAGTAAATAATGGCTATATCAAGAGCTCAGCTAGCTAAAGAGCTAGAACCAGGTCTAAATTCATTATTTGGTCTTAACTATGATGAATACGATCGTGAATACGAAGAAATCTTCTCTATAGAAGATTCAAGTCGCGCATTTGAAGAAGAGGTATTAATTACCGGTTTCGGATCTGCGCCTACGAAAACTGAGGGTCAAAGTGTAAACTTCGATCAAGCATCTGAAAGTTTCAGTGCGCGTTACACCCACGATACAGTGGCGCTGGCGTTTGCTTTAACAGAAGAGGCTATCGAAGATAATCTCTATGACTCTTTAGGAAAAAGATATGTCAAAGCATTGGCGAAATCTATGGCTAACACCAAAGAGATCAAAGGTGCGGATGTGTTGAACAACGCTTTCTCATCCAGTTTTACTGGCGGAGATGGTGTTTCTCTAATTAACACTGCTCACCCACTTGCCGGTGGTGGATCAGCTGCTAATAGAGCAACAACTATGGCCGACCTTAATGAAACTTCATTAGAGGACGCTTTAATTGACATCTCTACTTTCACAGATGACAAAGGATTAACAATCTCTGTGCAAGCTGACAAACTAATCGTTCCCCCACAATTAGTATTTGTTGCTGACAGAATTTTAAATTCTAATCAGAGAGTAGGAACATCTGATAATGACCTAAACGCTATCAAGAACACTGGTGTTCTTCCTGGCGGTTATTCAGTAAATCATTATCTAAATGATCCGGATGCTTTCTTCATCTTAACTTCTGTAACAGCACAAGGCGAAGGCCTTAAAATGTTCCAAAGAACTGGCATGGAAACTTCCATGGAACCAGATTTCACAACTGGAAACATTCGTTACAAAGCTCGTGAAAGATATTCATTTGGTTTCTCCGATTGGAGAGGCGTATATGGATCACAAGGTGCATAACTCGAACGTTTAGAAATACCGTTTATAACTCAAGTATTTCAAATTAAGGGCCCTCCAGGGCCCTTTTTTTTGGCCTAAATTAATTACAAATTAAGTGTATAAATTGTTGTACTTTTGTGCATAATTGTGCATAATAGGTATGTGGGAATTGAAATTAAAAATAAAAAAACGGAGAAAAATATGACTGTAAATATAATTGAAGAAATCAACAAAGCTGGCTTTACAGCTTTCCAACACCCTGGAGAGGGTATCAAGATCAGCTGCGAAGACGGCAAAGACGCTGGGATCTACTACCCAGATGATTGCCCGGAGTTTGACATCTACGACCAAGATCCCTGGATCAACCCAGAGGTTGTCAAAGTCTGCAAAGACAATGGTTACGAAGTTGACTGGCAAGATCCTGGCACTTTAACTGTTTACAAGGAGGTGGCGTAATGGAGTATGTAATTTATAAGTGTAAAGGCTACGAGCCTTTAGGTGGTGAGTGGTATGACTTTTCAGAATTGCCGCAGGAACATAACTACATAAAATTTGGAGTTATGAATGGTGGCACTAAAAGAAAAGCAATCAACAAAGCAAGAAAAATCATTGGTGACAAAAAAGCCAAAATTATAGTTAAGGAGGTGGCGTAATGATTGTAAATATTATTTATAACAAAGATTCAGCTGATAATGCGGTTGTTGTTGAAGATTATCCCTGGGGATATAAGTTAAGAACCCAAAGAAAGTATTGGATTGAAACTACAAAAAGAGGTGACAGACTTTGTTACCAGACTTTAAATCCAAAGACTGACAAATGGTGCGCTGTTAAAAAAAGCACTTACAGCGGCATAGAGGTTCTTTATGAGAATGAAGATGGACATATCAAAACCATCGGAGTAGATCCTCAGTGGTCTGGCGAAGAAGGACTTGCAAATTTTCTAAATAGTGTTGATGAAACTAAATTGACCGATGCTCAAAGAGCTAAGATTTGTGAGACT